TTATTGTTTTATTTAATACAGCCTGAAGATCGGAATCAGAGATAATAAAATTACTGTCATTAAAACAGTTGTTTAATTGATATTTAGGTGGGTCACATTCTACACAAGACCCAAAAGAATCTCCAGATTGAGTAACAACTTGTAAAGGAAGTAATCTATTGGGATTAGGTCCTACTTGCCAACAATCATTTGGAAACTCATCTACCTGTATAGTCTCACCGGCAACAGATGCTAAGTTAGTTTCTGTATAAAGTACAACATCTTTATCCTTACAGTTGTATAAAACAAATGATGGTAAACATACATTACATTCATCAAAAGATTCTGTAACAACAACTGTGTTTGGTATTAAACATTCTGTTATATCTACAGATACAAACCAACATTCATCATAACCTTGTATCTTAACAATATTGTCCAGATATTCTTCTAGGTTTGTTGATGTGTATATTGTATTTTCTTCATCATTACAATCAGTTAAAATGTAACAGCAGTCTACATAAGGCAAGTATGTTGTACAAGTACATAGTGCATCACCATCACAAAAATTAGCTGTGCTTCCATCAGGACATTCATATTGCCCTTCACCGGCGGGAACTTGTTGACCAACCGTATCTCTAGTTGTAAATAAAATGTATGGCTCCAAATCAGCAGGAGTGCTTCCAGGATCTACCCAGCCTCCTGAATAAATACCAGGAGTACAAACATTTGCTATAAATTCTGCTTTAGTAAGATTATATATTTCAGCAGCAAATGAAGCAAGACCTCCAAAATTAAAACCTTTTAGTTCAATAATATTTTGACCAGCTGATAAAGTAATGGGAAAAACAGTCCAGTTCCTAAATGGAATAGTAACAGATGAATTTTGAGCACTAAGCTTAAGAACTAATGTATTATTTACAGTAACATGAACTTCATTATCAGCCGCTATGCCAATTGTATATTGTTTATCTTCTGGGATATTTATACAATAAGTATACAATAAATAATATCCGGGTTCATTTTCACAGCCTGCTGGAGTATTTGTATAAGGATCACAATCATTTATACCAGAAGCCCAGACACCAGAAATATTTAATCTGCCGTCTAAAGTACCAGAAACAGGAGATGACCACCATAATTCATTAAGAATAGTTCCAGTTCCTGATCCAAAAGTTACGGGTGAATATCCAGGAGCTCTGGCTACACTTATGCCAGAACCGTCATTATCTTTAAAATCATAATTAGCATTATTAGAACCAGTACCAAGAATAGGAAAAGCATACGAACTTATATCTTCTAATAAACACAATGAAAGATTACCATAAGTGTTTGATAAATTTCCTTGTGTTACGGTTGTAGTTGGTCCAGTATAAACAGCGGGAGAAGTAGTAGTAATTTCACATTCGTTCTGTTCATTTAGTGTATATCCTTCAGGACATGTCCCACAATTATATGTAGGAAGACATTCTTCACAACTAACATATGAACTATCTACAATAACTTCTCTTGATTCTGGACAACCTTCAGGAACTTGCCCTACTATCCAACATGTATCACATCCCTCTATTTTGACAATTTCACTTAAATATGCTGAAAGGTCTGTTTGAGTATAAATTGTCTCGGATATTCCAGAACAATCAGTAAGTGAATAACAACAGTTAGTGATAGAAACTTGCTGTAAACATAAACAATATCCTCTGTTATCATCTCCAGCTACAGTAGTACAATCTTCTGGACAAGGCTCAGGAGTAATAGGATCTAAACCCACAGCCTCACAAATCCCAGTAACTATATTATATGTATATCCTTCTGGGCATAATGATGCACTTAGTAAAGTTGCTTCACAGTAGCCTGTTATTGCATTATATGTATATAACTCAGGACATTCTCCACAAGGATCCATATTAGTCGTAGAGTCTATGTCAGTAAATTTAGATAGTACTGTTAAAGGAGATACATAAGTTATACCTCCATTTGACGTAAGATATAAAGATGAACTTGATTGTGTTCCAATTATAAAATTTGTAGTCGGCAAAAGTTCATTATATACAAATACATCTACAATGTTTTGGGGACTTCCAGAAAAAACCTGACCTAATGGTACCCATGTAAGTCCTCCATCAGAACTAGAGTATACAAAAGAAAAACAATCAACACAAACAACACCTACATCAAAATTTGTTATAGATATAGAACTTTTTTTATCACTTGGATTAGTACTTGTACAAGAATTTATTGTAAGTACATCTGTAAAAGTTACACCACCATCATCAGATCTGTATACTTTTTGATCTGTAGTTACTAAAACTAAGTTATCCCTATATGCTATAGATCTTATATAAACTGAGGTTTGTATAGGAAGATCATTATTGCATGCAAACCAAGTTATACCGCCATCATTAGATCTAAATAACTTATCATATACTGAAAGAAAACCTATAGAATTATTGTTATATGCTAGAGCTGTAATTAACTGTATACCGGATGCAGGATAAATAGAAGCTGCAGTATTAACAGTATCTGTAAATGTATTTCCACCGTCGGTAGATAAAGAAACTTTATTGCTTGTTGCTATAACATTTAAAGAATCTTTATATCTAGCATTTAACCAAGGATAAATACCACCAGTTGTTCCCGGTACCTGAGTCCAGGAATTACCTCCTGTATTAGAAATCTGTAATCCAGTTAAAGGACCTGCTGTTATAATAACATTATCTATACTATATGGATCACAGGCTACAGATGTAGGATTACTTGCTGCATTTCCTACAGGAAAAGTCAAAGTAACTTCACTCCAAGAAGCACCAGAATCATCTGACGCATATAATTTCTGATTGTCTAAAGCATATGATCTTATTGGCATATTCTTAAGAATTAGTATTTGTACTATCTAAGTTATTATTAGTCTGCGTAGATTTATTATTTAAATTGTTTTTTAAATTTTTATCACAGTTTGAACATCCTATTTTACCATTAGGTAGTTTTCTTCTTTGACATCCGCAGGTCATTACTCCGTTACAATTAGGGCATTTCATAATATGTTGGTTTAATTGATTACTTATTTACATGTACTACAGCCACAACCGCAAGACAGCTTGTTTATTTTTTTCATAACATAATTGTACATATCCATCCCTTGAGAAGGGGTATGACAATATTCAACTTTTGCTTTTGCTGCTTGAAGCATTGTAGTAAGAAGCTGAACTTCTTTAATTTTTTCTCTAACTGGACCCTGAGGATCACAAGCTTGCAAATCTAAACAACAAAGTAAATCATTTATAGCATTAAGTGCTTTTGTAATACGTAGATGGTTGTATTCTACAAATACAACATCCTGTGGAGAAACAGCATATTTTACTATATAAACTCCATCAGAAAAATCATTGTAGGTATTTCCACAATTAGCTGTTTGTAAACCTATATCACAAGCACTCAAATTTAAAATAAAATCTTCAGTAAAGTTAGAATATTCATATGATGTGACAAAACCCGGAGGAGTTATGAACAATGTAGGACATTCTATTGGTGCAATAGTACTATAAATACTTGCGTCAAGTATTCTAAAAATACAGGGTACTAGTGTATCTGGTATATCTAATGCTAACTGATGCTTTTCCATATTTATTTAAAATAAAAAAGGAGAGAAGAGTTTAACTCCCTCTCCTTTTTATGGTTATTTACTAGTTATTATGGGAAATCTGTAGGAGGTGTACATACTGCAGGACAACCGTATACTTCCAATGTAGTACAAGAAGCATTAGCATTAGTAAGCCATGCACTCATGAAGTTCTCAAAATCATTAAGCGTAGTGTTAGCTACAATTTCCAACAAGTATTGGTCATTATCAAATGTGCCAGAAGGATTGTTGAAACGTGGAACACTGTGCTGAATGAAATAACGAGTGTATTGAGCAGTTCTGTTAATAGTATTAGTTACATCATAACCTTGAGTAATCTCACGGATACGAAGATCTGTACCAGTGTAGAAAGGAGTTTGAGCATAACGTTCAGAAAGGATCAACTCACGTACTACATTCTCACCAAAACCAGAACCTTGGATAGGCAAACAAGTGTTAGCTACACAAAGACTTGCAAAAGCACAAGGATCACCATTGTAATCTACTTCAGAAGCATAGATTTTAACTGGCTCCAAGTAAGCTTGCAAAGCATCTGTTGGGTAGAAAGTACAATCACCAAATTGAGTATCTACATAAGCACCAGTAATATAAATACCAGCAGCATCTCCAGTAGCTGGAGAAGGATTAGGAGTGTAAGTATTCCAAAGTGCTGTAGGACTATTTACATTGTCTTTTGTCATAACACCCAAAGATACTCCAGTGTAATCCCAAACTGTAATTTGAATAAATGAATTAATCAAAGGAGAGTTCAAGAATTGTTTAGCCCAATCAATGTAAACAGTAGTTGGGTCAACAATTGTAGGAGTCAATGAACCAGTAGGGCAGCAACCAGTATAAGCACCTGCAGTAAAATAAGAGTTACGTGACAAGAAACGAAGAACTGGTGAGCCTTTCAAATCAAGACGCAAGTAGTAAGTTTCACCACAAACAAAGTCTGGCGCACAATTAGTTTGTCCAGGAATAGTCCAATCAGGATCCACACCAGCCGTATCAGGAGTATATCCTACAGATACAGTAGCTTGTTGAAGTGGACATGGATCTACTCTGTAGAAACTAGTCACATACTTTGGGTTAATAATCTTAGATTTAGCAGACTCTTTGTATCCACCGTGAAATGGACCAATTTTGTCATTCTGATAAATAGAACCAGCTGCTAAAACCAAAGGGCATTTAACAGTAGTAGGACCATCTACATCTACTACAACCCATGTCTCAGGGTCAACAAAAGTGAAATCACCTTTGGCAAGTGCTGTAATAGGAGCACCCACGCCTGTGTAGAAACCACTAGTTCCTACGAAAACCTTATTAAAGGCATGATTAAAATAAGCCATTGTTTTAAAAAATTAAATGTTACAAATAAATATATTAACAATATAGGAATTTATTTTTTTAATTCCAAATTTATTTCAAGAAAATAAGTTTATACTTTGTACTATTAATCAATGATTTTACATTATCCAAATCATTAATAATTTCAGAGTAAGGACAAGTCTTTTGTATTTCATTTACTTTACCATAAAGATCATTTAAGTAAGAAACACAATCTGATGCGTTACTAAGTACAGTTTGTTTACTTTCAGGAATGGCCAAAAGTTGTTCGGTTACACCTTGATATGATTCAGCAATGCTATCAGCTAGATCACCAATCTCATCATAGAATGCACCCATTGCTGTGTGAGCAGCATATGAGCCGGGGCCCGTTACTTTAAGATGTGCCTTGTGTACAGAAGTGACAGCTTCTAAAAAATGAGAAATAAGCATACCCATGTCGGTTTGCTTAGTCATAGCAGTTTCTTTTGTTGCCGGTTGCTTAGCAAGTGGTCTTGATAACATATTAGCCATGATTATGTATTGTTTTCAGAATTTTGAGATGTTCTTGTATATTGATTGAAAGATTCAATGTCTCCTGCTAATATAGATGCTGCACTGTCTACAAGTATTTCAGCAATATCATCTCTAAATTCACAAGGTACATCTGTTTGAGATATAACACCTGTATAAGGATCACCGCAATCTAAAATTTTAATTTTAACTGGTTGTCTGTAGTATAACAAGCTGATACCGGTAATGTCAAAATCATTGTTAGTATACACTTTTATTGTATTGTTAATCACAGTACAAAAAGTTTCACCCCACTCAAAGTTTGGTTTACGTAGCTCATCTCTTATTAAAACACTACTGTTTTGTTCCTCTGCAAGATATACAATTATGTTTTTAGGATCATTACAGCAATCTTTAGTAGCTTTAATATCAACTCTATGATACTCTAAATAATTTTCCGGCAACGGAACAGTTTGATAAAAACCGTCTGCCTTTGTAAAATTTAAATTAACGGTTGTTAAAAGATTCTGAACGTCATCAACTTTCCTAACTGTTTGTTCTGCCCCAGCCCTATCCTGATTACGACCCATAATCTGCCTACGGCACCATTCAATTTGTGCCTTATTAAAAGCTTCTATTATCTGCCAGCATTCTATGTTGTCATAGTCCTGACTGGCCAGTTTATTAAGCCTTTGCTGAATTTTAAGTCGTAACGTACTGTTAAGCATTACTTAGCTTGTTTCTTTTTAGACGCTGGAGATACTGTAGCTTTTTGACTTTTAGTTGTACCTACACCATTGCTACCTGCTTTAGTTTGTACAGAAGCTTTAGCTGATTTAGTATGACCAACACCATTAGAACCAGCTACTTTCTGAACCGGTTGATTACCATTTAGTTTTACATAAACACCGCCTGACTTTTTCATTTTATATGAGTTTTATGATTATTTGTTTTTTGCCATTTTCTTTAAAGGTCTTTTAAAAAAGACCGATCTGTTAAAACTTTAGGGTTATATATCCAAACACCATTTTTATTTTGTGTCAAATGTCTTTTTATGTGACAATTTGCACAGACAACCTCTAAATTGTCTTTTTTATTATTTCTATTATTTCCATCAATATGATGTATTTGCAATAAAAATAATGTTTTTTCTCCACAATTACAAGTACTTACTTTAAGCAGCTCTTTGTAAAAAGCAGTATTTCTTTTTAGTTTTTTATGTAAACCGTTTCTAAAATTATAGCATTTTCTACTACAATAGTTTTTATCATTTCTTTCAACGTTTGATTTACTTTTTAAAATAAGTGTATTACATACAACACAAGATACTTCAACTTTTTCTTTGATGTTAACACAAATCTTAGAACAATACTTTTGTGTATCCCATGAATAATGTAAAAATTCTACACCACAATGTAAGCAATTATCTACTTTATTTTTTTCTCTAGTAGGCATTATTTACTTTTTGCAATCTTTCTTAATGTATGTGCAAGAAGTTTACGTTTTGGTGTACATGTTTTTTTAGTTTCTGGAGTGCAATATCCTTTATGTTCAGGATTGATTGCTTTTTGAATCCACTTGCTATCCTTTTTTGCTGCCATTACTTATTCTTTTTAACTATTCCACCCTTTTTCATTACTGATTTAGCGGCATCAGTAGCTCTAGATTTAAGTTCTTTAGCTCTTTCAGCTTGTCTAGCAGACTGGTTTAATTTTCTATTGGCATATCCAATAGCATTAGATGTTTCTGGTCTTGCAGACTCATCATAGTCTAAAGCTTTTTGAGCTTTACCCCAGTTCTTTTGAGCTCTACCCATTACTTTTTCAGCACGATTGTTCAATCTTTCTGATTTTTTGTTAGAACCACCTGTTTGTTTTTTTGGAAGATGACTGCTCATTATTTTTTCTTTTTAATGGTTCCACCTGTTTTTTTAATTACACCTCTGCCTTTAAGGATATCAGCACGTGTAACTTTACCATCAACGGTAAGGTCTGGAAATTTAGATCCACCTGTTTTCATTTTAGCGCCACCGCACTGCATACATTTACCTTTCATGATATTATTAATTTACGTTAACACTTCCATTTACGCAAAGCTTTGTTGATCCTACTGTCTGGATCATTAGCTGTTTTACTAGAAGTAAGTTTCTTCTTCATACCAGACATCCTGGCACAAAATGACTTTTTTCTAGAACCACCTCCAGGTTGTGGCGGTTTAAGGTTACCTCCTGTTTCTCTATTATAGGAAGCTCTACCCTTAGCGTTAAGTCCCCCACTAGGAGCTTTACCTTCTTTACGTTGCCACGCTGGTGTTTTTGCCATTATTTTTTCTTCTTTTTGTATTTATAATCAGGGTTATCCTTGTGCCACTTTTTGGTAGATGCTACACCTTCTGATACTGTCCTTGCTCTACCAATTTTAGTTAGGTTTATAGTATCCCATTTTCCTTTATCTTTTGTAGGATGGTTTACCATAATATCACCGGGTTCTCCTTTACCACGTTTAGTTGTCTTTTTATAGACTACATGTTTTTCACCACCGGCTGATACGTTAACTTTCTTTGCCATTACTTTTTAGGATTAGCAATTCCACCTAACATTTTAATTTGTTCCTGAGCAAGTTTCTTTACATCACCCATCATTTTAGCATCCTTACGGATCTCATCTGCTCTACGTAATGTATTCATAGCAGATTCTATTTCCCATTTACGCATTTCTGCTTTAGATGACATAGAAACTGATGGAGATGATTTTTTAGTGGTTGTTTTTTTAGCTGCCATTATTTTTTGGTTTTAGATTTAATCTTTTTTTCCTGTTTTAACATTTCAGAAGTAGGTTTCTTACCAGAACCTTTATTAGCACGGATGTTGTCCCACAACCCTCTTTGGCTGTAGGATCCATCTTTACGCTTTATCATTGGCTTTTTATTTGCCATAGCTATTTTTATTTTTATAATTCAATAAAGACTTAGTTAAATCAGAAGCAGAATTCAAAGAAAGTCTTGTTGCTGCATTACTGTATTTAGCTGTGCCACTACCTTTTATGGTATTCTTATTATCAAAAGATTGATATAGCATATTTCCCATACTAATAAGTTACTAATTGTTATTACTCATTCCAATACTTTTCTGTTTTTTTGACCAGATCTTTAAGAACTTCCTCGTTAAGAGGGTTTTTAAGGAACTCAATTACATCAGAAGGATTTCTACCTAGCATTGTAGAAGAGCCTAGATGATAAATAAAACCATCTGATTTTAGAGCAATAAACTTAAGATATGTAGCATCTCTGATGATTGCTTTAATTTTAAGAGTTTCTAGATCTAGTTCTACAGCATCCAAGAAAGCTTGGGCAGCACGTACAGCACTTTTCTCAGAACCTTCTCCATTAATAAACATATCCATGTTATCATAGATAACATCATTTGGAGTGCTCTTTTTATATTGAATGCTATTGATATCTACAATCTTTGCTACATACATTAGCTTAGTAACATTCTTATCAAAAAGTTTCTGTAGTTCAGCAAGGGCTTTATTACGGATCTTTTTAACCTCTGTACGGGTAGTAGCTGTTTTTTCGTATTTATCTAAATAAAACTTAACAGGTGTTGGTCGTGAACGGGCATCCTCATAGCTCTTAGATACAATACTAAAGCCACCGGCTTCAATTGCATATAGTTTAATTAGATCATATGGATCTTTTACTGGTTCAAGATACAAAGGAGTATTACCACAACGAATGGTAATAGAACCCCAAAAGTCATCGTTGTCAGGTCTAAGAAGCTTTACTTTATTCCAAAATTGAGGATCTTCAATGTCAATAACATTGGCAGCCATTTCTTTTTCAAGTTCAGAAACAACAGTTCTGATTTCTTTAATTTTAGCTGCTTTTTGGTCAGGATCTCTTATGAGTTTTACTTCTGGAGCAAATTCATTTAAGCCTGTTACATATCTTTTGATACCGTTGTTTTCTATGCATGTTAATTGTTCTTCATGAAATACACCTTCAAATAAAGAAAGTCCGTATATTTCAAGACCCATGTTTGATATTGAACTATCAAAAAATGGTTTTATGGCAACCGGTCCTGTTTTGGCACCGCCATATTCTACATGTAAAAATGTGTTACTCATTGTGTTGGTTTATTAAAAAAATTAATTATTGAGGAATAATGCTATAAAAAAAAGAAACTTCGTCAGCACCTTCTGTAGAATAATATTCTACTTTAACACTGCCGTCCAGAGTATCCTCGGGATTTGTAATTGGATAAACAAAATTTGGTTTATTAGAACTAATTGCTGTAAATTGAGCGTAGTAAGGAGTTTTTATACTTTTGGATCCTTGATATAAAGCACTATCCCAAATAATAGCCATTTGTCTTGAAGAGTCAGGGGATAAGTTAATATTTAAAACTCTAACGTATCCTGAGGGTTTTGTTATAAAAATTTCACTAGTTTCGTCCCAATCAATTTCAATAAATTCTACATCCATACCAAAGTACAATGCAGCTCTATTTAAATGAGATAATCGCGCAGGGGCAGCTGATGCTTCAGAACTAAATCTTTGGATCTCATCAGGAGACTGCGGTAAAATTTGTTTAAGGCTTGGTATTTTATTCATATTGCGTGCAATATAGTATAATTTTTTAAGATTTTTATAAAAAGGGGAATAATACTTCCCCCTTTTTAATTACATGTTAATCTGCCCACACCTGCCGCCAATCGGAAATAGAGGATGTGCCAGTTGAAATATAAATAACCAAAGCAGCCGTATTAACATAAACAACACCAACAGCTGCAGGAATAAAATCAGGAGCTGTGGTTCCCGAAAGAGGACCGTGTTTAAGAATAGGATCGCCTTGTGTTTGCCATTGCCTTTCTTTAGGAAGTTTGTATTCTTTCATAGCTTTATTAAAGTTTTAAGTATAAAAGGGGAGGTAACCCTCCCCCTTTTATGATTGATTAGAATGAGCCACCAGTGATTGGGTTTCTCATAACAATTTTCAAAACTTTGGTTGGGTCTTTTACCCAGATAGCAGGCATGGTTTGAGTCATGAATACACGGTAACCATTGAACTGTCCAGAAGACTGGAAGCCTTGGGTACGTCCCATGTAATCCATAGTACCATTCTGATACCACCACTTCAATTGATTATCCCAAGACAACTTCAACAAGAAAATGTTGTCATTTGTGTTATCTGTGATATCAAAGATAATGAAGTTGTAAGAAGACAATGGGAAACCATCAATGATTGGGTTTTCAATGTCATTGGTATGTACGTTGTCAAATGCTGGGTTCAATACAAACTTAACATTTGCCAAGAATGGGATCACATATGAAGTGAATGCAAATCCGAAGTTCAAATCCATTCCCTTACCAGTGATAGCACCGATACCATTGTTATCAGCAGCCATAATCTGAAGACCAGAGTTTACAGCCTCTTTCTTAATGGCTTCATTAACCATACGCATACCACCCATACCGGTTTGTACAATCAATTGACGTTTAGGATCTGGACCCTTAAACTCAACCTTACCGGCATAGAAGTTGTAGATTTCAGAACGGAACAAATCCAAGTTGAAACCAGACTTGTTGTATACACGCTTGAATGAGTTATCAAGTTGTTTCCAAAGACCCACAGACAATCTTACATCATCTGGACCATCCTGACGTACTCTACCACCTTGTCCCCACATCAAGTAAGTTTCAATGTCACTTGCAACTTTACTCAAGTGAGCTGCTTCCATTGTGGTCAAGAAGGTACGTGAAAGTGAACCATTTGACATTGCTTTTTTAACATAATCCTTACCCATACGGCTAACCATGTTCTCAAGGTTAGTGATAGATGGATCCATGTTCTGGTCAAAGTTTCTCCAGATTTCAGTTACAGGTACAGTACCATCTGCGTTCATACCACCTTTGATCATAAGATCAGCGCGAGATGAAACAGAATAGTGTACGTGTGCTTCAGCTCCACCTACAAAGTTGTAGAATTCACGGAAACCTGATTGGATCTGGATGTCAGAGAAACGTTCTCCATACTCACCACGAGCAGAACCTTTACGGAATACCTTAGTACCAGAAGCAAGATATTTGTTATCCAAAAACTTAGCGCTGTCATTATTTACAAGTTGAACAGTGTAAATAAAGCCATCTCCAAGTGGAATGATGTCTTGATCAGGAACAATGTACATCTCAACACCGTTGTACTTATCATAAGTGATAATATCACCATGACCAAATTCACGACGTGAAATTTTAAGTTTAAAAGTAGTACCGTCAATACCCTTTGTTTCATTATCAGACTCGATATCTGAAACAATGTAAGGAAGATCTTGTACAACTGGAGTTTGCCATTTGTACTCACCTCTTGCATTATCGACCATAATTACATTCTTTCCACCAAAGCTAGACATTTGATAAAGAGGCATTTCTACTTTTTGAGCCATAGCCCACAAGTCCACTGGACCCATGTCCATCGGTTCTGCATTCTTTAGCATGTTTACCAAGTGGTAAGAATCTACGTGTGAACTAGCTGCGTAGTTGGTATCCCGTAGATATATACCATTATTTAAAACTGGAGTTGACATTTTAATTTAGATTTAAAAATTAATTTTAATTATTTATCGTTTAAAAAAGTTGTTATTTCTTTTTATTGTTTTTTGTTTCACCTCTTCTTTTTCTACAACAGCAGAATTACTTGTTCTTCTTGCCTCCTCTGTCTTTAGCATACGTACTGTTTTTTCATTCTGCGCGTTTTGACCCTGTTCTTTAATCTTAGTCTTATAAGATTCAGGATCAGCTAACAACCAAAGTGCTTCAGCAATCAAACCGTGGTTAGGCTCAACATACTGATATTTCTCAAGAAGGTGCCCTAGCATATTAGTAGGTCTACCACTAATTGATGGATACTGGGGTTGAACCAATCCAGCATACAACATCTCTTGAGTTCTTCGGTCTATTTTAACACCATTTATTTCTCCTGGCTTCAAAGTCTCATACACATTCTGCATATATTTTTGAGCTTGAGCCGCTTGTCTTTGTTTTAGTTGCTCCTGTTGTGCAAGTTTTTGTTGCACTACCTGAGCCTGCATTTGATCTAGTTTTGGCTTAAACTTGTTAGCCTTACTTTCTAGATCACCTCTATCTTTCCAACTTTCAATTTCTTCCTCAATATCTTCTGCTGTTCCAAAATTTGTAGCAGTAAGATATTCTCTTACAATTTTTTCCTGATGACTAGCATCAGAAGGATCTAACTCAAATGTTTCTTCCACCTGAGCAAGAATTTTAAATAGTCCTTTTAAATCTTGTCCACCATCTGATACATATTTAGCTGCTACCTGAAGTTCTTCAGGGAGAGACTGGAAAAATTCAGCTGGTGTAGATTCTCTAATTTTGTTTTCTCTCTCTTCAAAGTTTGCTTGAAAGAGTTCTTCAAAGTCAGCTATGCTATATTCATCAATAGATTTTTCATCATCAAAAGGAATAATCTGTCCAGAATCAATTAGTTTTTTAACTAACTCAACTGTACCATCTTTTGAGATTTTAGATCTACCTGGAGTTTTCTTTTGCTCCTCTTCTTCTTCTTTTTGATTTAAAAGAGATGCATCATTTTCATCTACATCTTTTAAAACATCAGTAAAAGAAGTTTTATCTTCTTTCTCTTTATCAGAATCCTCATCAGATTCTACAGGGTTGTCAAGGAACTTTGTGTCTGCACCTCCCGTTGAAAATACATTAGGTTTTTTTTCTTCTGGAAGCATAATACTATCTGCTCCCGGAATACCCAAAATATTATCTAGGTCTATGTCAACTGTTTCTACAACAGTAGTGTTTTCTGGTGTACTCATTATGAATTGTTGTTGGTTTATTAAATATCTACACTATTAATATACGCAAATGTAAATTCCTAAACTTTAAAAATTTTTTGCTTCTAGAAAATAAAATGTATCCTATAGCTATCACTTAGATTTTTTACCTTTATCTTTATCTTTATTGGGCACATCATACTTGTTTTTGTTCTCTTCTGCAATTTTTAATTGAATATTAGCAATTTCTTTTTGTGCATTAATCTTCTCTTTTTCCACTTGTATTTTTTCTCTAGACTGAATAATTTTATTGCTTTCTTTCTCTCTATTAAGGTTCATAGTATCTTGATAGTTCTGAGTTTTTTGAATTCTGTCTAAAGCATCTATGTAATCAGATTGCTGGTTTTCATTAAGATCTGCCATAGATCCATAACCGGCTGCTTTAATCTGAGCCTCAAGAATTCTAGCTTTTCTGTCTTTATCATTCTCAGAGGCCTCAAACTCAAGCTTCAGTCTTTCTTCCTCAGCTTTAGCCATAAGAGCTTGCTCATGCATTTGTTGTTCTTGAGCCATTTCTTCTCTTCTTCTCATTTCCATTTTCTTCTCATTTTCTTTCAGAATATGAGTAACTTCAGCAATGGACTCAGACTTCATAATATTACCCAAATCATAGATACTTGCCCCACTTGTATTATTAGTAATAGAAAGTTGTTTAAGTTGCTCAAGAATAGCTCTTTGATTAGCTTTGGTAGTAGCAAAAATGTTTAACTCACGTAGTAGCAAATCAGTGCCATTGATCTGGAAGTTCTTTTGCTCATCTAGAGTTGTTATGTATTTCAGTCTGGTAGATGGCTTAGTAGAGTGATAATACTGGGCCAAATCAGTTCTCATTTGATGAACTCTTGGCATTAGGTAATCACAATGCTGAATAAAGTAACTCTCCGTCTGAGCATAACTAGCATTGATAGATTGCTCTATACCGGTAGCAGTTTGCCTGGTTATTTCTTGACCCAAACGCTGTGGGGTAATACCAATAACCTCAAAAGCTTGTTGTTTAAAATATTGAGCAAGTTGCACCCTAGACAACAAACGTTCAGTTTGTGACATGTCCAATTTTTGGAAATGGTTGAAGTTTAATGCATTTTCTGTATTGGTAATAGATGTATCTAAGGGAAGTACCTGAAAATTCTTCATGGCCACGTATGCTTTAGCATAATTAGACTTTCCCCAATCTTCACCTAGTGAGTGTCTAGGCAAAGAGTTTTGGTCAAGCATAATCACTGTTCCAAGTTCATCTATAAGAATATCAGCAATTTGATTATTGACAATATTATAAGCAATTTGGAACGGTTTCATTAGGTCTACAAGTGCTGTAGATCTGGTATTTCTATCTGAAAAAACAGATCCTTCTACCGGTAGCTTACATCCATAAAGTGAGTTCTCACCCTTAAACTGAAACTTGAGAGGTCCTATGTGGTTATCATCAATACCCAAATAGATAGGTGTGATACCGCCTGGGTTATTAGTACCCCAGAATGTAGGTCTGTTTGGTCCAATTTTCACACCACCCCATACTTGGTTAATCCATATCCATTCAATATGCTCACCATAAACAAGATTATACTTGTTTTTATTTACCTGTAAGGTAGTATTGTATTGAGGTTTTACAGTTACCTTATAGTCTTCATCTACAATATCTGATATAACTTCACCAGACTCTGTAATCTTAGTAAGATGACCCACCTTACGTTGTGATTTCCAATATACAGTTGTTACACGTAGGAGATTAGACATACCTAAATCAAGGTAATCTTCATTCTCCATCATAATCCAGTTTACAATATCACCACCATAAACAGCGCTGTCCCACATAGATGTAAACTGACGGTAACCGAGTGACGGCATATTGGTATTCCATTCATGTGATTTGGTACCATCATAGTAGCTACCGTCATTCTGATATCCTTGAATAGGATATCCCGCAGATCTAACCGGATAGATAAGTTCTATAGAAGCCATTTGTTCTTCAGTCATCAACCAGCCATACTTGTCAATAACATCAGCTACAGTCATCATATCATATTTACCAACCCAGTTAGAGTCTGACATATATCGTCTATCTGGTGATTTTTGATAAAATGTTAGTACAGGATTCCATAGCTCTACCTCATAGTCATCCTCCATCATTTTAAAATGCCAGAACTCTCTGTCAGTAATAAGCAAATCACGGAAACCTCTTTCCTCTAGTTCATCCATACCAAACCGCTCAACATCAACTTTATGCTGATGCTCAGCCCATTGCTCAACCATAGAACGGTAATCTTTTTGAAAGAAAGCCTCAATCTCAGGAAGAGTTTTAAGATTTTCTGGAGCCATAGCTTGACCGTACTCTTCTGACTCTGGATCAATACCCATAGCCATCATATTACTGTTCATTCTTTGCTGTGCCTCAAACAGAAGAACTTGCTCAACTTGAGACCTTTTAAGCTCTAACATTTCATTGTAAGAGTTTTCATCTACGGCTGAATAAGTTACACGGGTTACCCTTTTAGAGAACTCAGATGTAAGAGTGTTAATCACATTAGGAATAATGGGATAAAACTTTAATTCTAATGCAGATACGTCATCTCTAGTTAAAGTATCAATCAAATCCGCATTCTCATTATCTTCCTCAATTATATAATCACTTCTGTCTATAATACCTTTAGCCAGCTTATAATTTTTCATAAGTCTTCTGGCATTTCTACGCACCATTTTAAGACCTTGCCACTCCAACCAATCTAAACACCAAGCAGCCCAGTCTTCATCTTTTTTAGATCTAGGTAAGAACTGAATAGGTTGATTAAGAGTACCCATTTTGTTGTACTCTGTCTTAGCACCGGCTTTAGCCTGTAAGGCATTATATATTTGCATATTATTTTAAATTTCTAAATGGCTGTTTAGGAATTCTCATTGTATCATTCTTTGAACCACTTCCTCCTAAATTACGAAAAGGGCTCTTAGTTAATTTACTGAATTTATTTGAGTTATCCAATTTTTTAGCTAGATCTGTTTCCTCATAACGCTTTTTGTAACCCCTATTAGCTTGCTGAACTTTTGCAAAAGCTATAAGTGCTGCAAAGCTGACTAGTCTATCCACGTTAACACCATCTCTGTAAGCTATCATTTCTTTTAATAGCATAGGGTCCGGTATTCTTTCAACACCATATTTTGTCCTTACTACTTTCCCTTCAGAGGTAACATCATGATCTAGTTCTTCCTTAAGATATTCAATTGCATAACTTAGCATATGACTCTTAAACAAAGTACCGGTGTTTCTCCACCCATAGTCTTGATATACATTGGCATTAGCCCCAATATCTTTAAGGAAAAGAATCTGAGATCTGGGTACTAGATACTTTTGTTTCTTTCTGTAAATCATATAGTTAATGAACTGGCTAATGTTGTTTTCCACAATAGTCCAGGCATTATACCATTCAATTATCATCTCTAGCCTCTCATGAGTTTTATTGATGTCATCAAATCTACCACACCATGCAGCTACTATTTTATCAGATTCTATATAAGTTTCAATCTCAGAACCATTATTTTTAGTTACCTCTACTGCTGTTTTATAAATATATATGGAACATAAAGATTCAGAAGTTGTGGTATTATGCGTTACAAGAGCGTGCTCTGTAACATAAAGATTATCTTGTGAATTCACTGATATGCATATAGCTTCAGCATCCTCAACATATTGAATATCAGTTATATATCTACTAAAAACTTTAGAGGGTTTATAAATTTCCCTTTTTCTTTTTAAAAGAAAAGGGTTAAGATATTCAGGTAATAAGACTCTTACAATATAAGAATCTAAATGTGTAGTTTTTTTACATCTTATTTTTGCTATTCCTCCTAATGATTGTACTAATTGAACAACCTGATGAGCTAATTTTTTTGATGATGAATAAAATTCTGCCCCATGATTTGAATAAGAACCATCTGTATCCATTAACCCTTGTAATAAAGATAATCTACTAGACTCCGCTGCATACATGTATTCTTGAGGTATAAATTTATCTTCAGATCTTTTACATTTTAAACCTAATTCTTTTAATCTTTTAGTTAATGAATTTCTTGAACCAGCTTTTGTAATAATTGCATAATCACAATTTGAATTTTTAACTTTTTTTATTAATAAATCATCTTCTAATATACATTCAATGGATTTAATTAACTCTGTGTCAACTGTACTAAATCTAATGGATTTTTGAGATAATCCGCCATCACCTAATAGCAAACCTAGTAAATAAGAATTAATAGGTAATGGTTTACCAAGATCAAAACCAATAGGCTTAACTATTGGTATTGACCATTTATTTCTATTTTGTTTATCTTTATAATAAGTAGAAATTGTGTATTCTTTTTTAATATTTTTACCTGTTCCATTATAAGTAATTGTTTTTGTAGTATCTAATAAATCCTTTACAGACAGTGTGATATAATCTTTTGTGCCGCCATTTAACTTTACATTCCACAAATGGTCCTCACACACTTTTATACTATGACCATCACTAAAAGTAAGCTTACACATTTTCTTAATACCTTGTGGGTAAACACCTGTAACATTTGTTGCTTGCCCATTAGATCCAATTACTTTATCCCCAATTTGAATATCACCTATTCTTTTTCTACCTGTAGGTGTATATAACATATTATCTATATGTTCAGCTTTTCCCTCACCCACGGGGTCAACAGAAGCATAATAAGTTAGAAACTCAGCATTTTTATCAGGTCTTTCCCATACAACCAAAACACCGGTTTTATCTTCAGTATTTTTTGATATAGGAAATTCCATTATAGGTAGCTTATTAGTAGTTTCTACCGCAACTTCTCCTTTAGCATTCCTGTAAATATCAAG